CCGATAGGGAAGAGGAAATATGGCAGCACTTCATTAAATTTGGGCATGAGCCGTACGATTCCTGTTTTAATAAATATAAGTAAAAAGCAAGGGCAGATAATATGGTAGAGATAGGAGTAAAAGTTGATGTTTAACTTACCCGAAGTCGGTGAATACCCGCCCATGCCGCCAGTGAAGCCCCCTAAAGAGGATATCAAAGAACTTTTTAACCCTGACATCTTTTCTGGCAGCGGGTACGAAATATGCGGGCGATGCAGACTAAAACGCCCCGAGGTTGGACATAATAAATACTTTCCGGATTTATGCCAAAGATGCTGGAATGTTATCATCGACCAGTTAGACAAGGGTTTGATTGTATGGAATGAAGAGGAAAATTGTTACAAAAGGACTGATAAATAAATAAAGTGGTGGGGGGCTGCCGCTGGCGACGGAGATATTCGGATAAGTCCAGCGGCATTTTATGGATATCAAGGTAGCGGAAAAACCTTATAAATTCCTGCAGGCGAATCGAGATAAGCGGTTTGTCTATATGTACGGGGGAGCGGGATCAGCAAAATCTTGGAGTCTTGCTCAATATTTTATCCTTGAGCGATTGACTAAGGAAAAGAACATCGGCATTCTTGCGCTTCGTAAGACCAAGCCTGCGGTTAAAGCGTCATGTCTCGACCTTATTCGGCGATGGCTTGGAAAAATGGATGTGCCGTATTCCGAGAATAAAAGCGAGATGACGATAAGAGTCGGTTCTAATTTTATTCACTTCGATTCTATAGACGATGTCGAGAAAAAGAAGTCTATCGAGGGGATTAATTATATATGGCTCGAAGAATCTACCGAGTTCACCAGAAAAGATGTCATGCAGCTCAATTTGAGATGTCGGGCTACGAATGAAAACGGCATTAATCAGCTATTCTTCACATTTAACCCCATCGACCCAATAGGTAACGCCTGGCTCAAACATTTAAGCGATACGGCAAACACTCACACATCCAATCTAACAGGTAAAAGGGATTCGTGCGTTTTGTCGGTTGTTCACGGCGACAATCCATTCCTACCAGCCGAAGAGCGGTCACAGATTGAAGCCCTTGCGGAACAGGACGAAGAGTACAATAAGATTTACCGATTAGGCCTATGGGCGACACCTACTAATATCATCTACGATAACTGGGATATTGTCGATTCTATGCCGGAACAGTTTGATGATACTTACTGGGGGCTTGACTTTGGCTATTCGATTAATCCATCGGCGCTTATTGAGTTACGCTTTGCAGGTAACGGATTATATGAGAGCGAAAGGTTATATGAGAAGGGGCTGACTAATCCTGATCTGATTATCAAACTCGAAGAGATTATCAAGAACAAAGACCAGATGATAATCGCTGACTGCGCAGAGCCTAAGACAATTCAGGAGATACGCAACGCAGGTTTCAATATTATACCATGCAAAAAGGGCAAGGACTCTGTTCGATTCGGTATTGCTGGCGTTCGATCGTTCACTCAACATATCACAAAGGATTCACCAAACATACTCAGTGAGATAAGCGGCTATAAATGGAAGATTGACAAGAACGAAAATGTATTAAAAGAGCCTGTTAAGTTCAACGATCATGCTATGGACGCTATACGCTACGCAGTAACGCACGTCAAGAACACGATAATGAGCGACATATTGATAATCGATACAAATGAGTCTGAATATGATGACGAAGATATGTGGGAGAATTGGTAGGGGATGTTCAAATGAGGGATATAGACTTCGTATTATCGCAAATGAAGCCGACGCAAAGGCGTAGGTATAAATTCTATCTCAAGGGCTGGTCGCTCACTCGAATAGCAGAAAAAGAGGGTGTAAGTATCGAAGCGGTAAGAAAAAGCATTTATTCTGGTGAAAAGCGGGCAGAAAAAAGACTTCGGGGGTTGAAAAAGGGTTGAAACTCGGCGATGTATAGGGGGGGTTGTTTTTTATGGGCGGGGAAATGACAAAAGAAGAGCGAGATGCCAAGCTGCAAAAACTAATTGCAGAGCAAAAAAAAAATGATGCTTCAAATCACGTTTCCAAAAAAAAAAGGGAAGTATCTATCAATCCTCGCCGGCTCGACATGAAAGACAACAATCGCCATATCAGTGACGACCAATATCACGGCTGGCATAAAGACGACGTATAAACCTTAGGGGGGTTCAATTTGGGACTTTTAAACTGGCTCAAGTCTTTGCGAGCCGAACAAATAGGCGGTACTCACATCTCACAGTTCCAGAACCGCCGACCATACAGTCCGCTAATAAGTCATAAAGCACTAATCGACCGATATGCGTCTTATGTCTATGCGTGCGTTAAGCTTAATTCGATAGCGTGTGCCAAAGTACCACTTAGGCTTTATACCGCACGTCCCACAAGGGGAGCAAAGGCGTTATTTAAGACCCGTTCGGTTAATTCAGTTAACCGGAAGTGGCTTGAGTCTAATTGCGGGGTACAGCGTAAGGTTGCAAAGGCTAATGATGTCGAAGAGGTTCTTGATCATCCGGTATTGGATTTATTCGATCAAGTAAATGAGTTTATGAATGGTTTTGACCTTTTCGAGGGTCTTTATTCGTTCGGCGACTTAACCGGCAATGCCTACTGGTATATCATTAAAAATGCTTTGGGTGTTCCGGAGGCGATATGGCCTTTATTCCCGCAGTTCGTCAAAGTCGTTCCGAGTAAAGAGAACTTCATACTCGGCTACCAATACCAGCCGACACCTGACAATAAAATGTTTTTCGGTGTTGATGAGATAATTCACTTCAAAGAATTTAGTCCCAAAGATGCCTTTGTCGGTATGGGTGCTTTAGAAGCTGGTGTTATGGCTGCTGATCTCGGCGAATCCATGAACAAATATGACGTAGAGACGTTCAAGAACGCCGGATTAGCTGACATGGCGATAACTATCCCTGTCGAAGGCGGAAAGCCGGACGATAAGGAAATTAAGCGGATTCAGGCTCAATGGCGCAGAAAATATGCGGGTATCGATAACAGGGGGAGGATACCTGTATTAACTGGCGGTGCTAAAGTAGAGAACATCTCATTTAGTCCGAAGGAAATGGCTTTTCTGCAGGGCAGGAAGGCTTCACTTAATGAGATAGCTACCGTGTTCGGCGTTCCTCTATCAATGCTAACGCCTGATAACGTCAATAAGGCAAATGCCGAGGTTGGCGAGAGGCAGCACTTATCAAATACGGTACTACCAAAACTTCGTAGAGTTGAGCAGAAACTAAACGAAAAACTTCTCCCGATGTACGATGAATCTTTGTTTGTGGTTTACGACAATCCGGTTGGGGAAGATAAGGAATTCAGGCTCAAAGAGATTGAGCTAAAATTACGAACGAATTACTCTACGATTAATGAGCAGAGACAGATTGATGGTCAGGAGCCGGTTGAGTGGGGCGATGAACCGAGTCTGCCCGTTAATCCGGCGCCTGTTGTTCCTAAAAAGCGGGCAAAGAGTGTAAAAAGACTTCCTTCGCTTGAAATTCCATCTAATGCGGTTGATAAGAAGTTTGTTTCTGCAATGCAGGAATATTTCAAAGAACAGCAGGACGATGTAATTGCCAATGCCGAAAAAGATGCTAACGCACTCAAGTCAATTAAGGTTTCCGGTACTGCCAGCGATTTTGCATCGAGTTGGTTTGATAGTGCTAAGTGGAACAAGCGATTAGAAGAGACGCTTAAACCATTTCTTGAATCTACGATGTTTACTGCCGGTGGGAAAGCACTTAGTTCTATTAACTCTTCGCTGACATTTAATCCTCTTAATCCGAATGTAGCTAACCAGTTAACAAAACACCACAAAGGCGCAATCCAGATCAATGCTACTACATCAAAACAAGTTCGAAAAGCAATATCAGAGGCTTTAGAAGAGGGGACGGGCATAGCGGGCGTTAAGAAGAGACTAATTGAGGTTTACGGCTCAAAGATTGAAAGTTCGGCAATATTAATAGCCCGAACCGAAACTATATGGGCTTTTAATGCGGGGGCAAGGGCTGGTTATCTGCAATCTGGAGTTATTACCAGAATAGAGTGGGTATCCTCGAATGATGATCGAAGTTGTGATTTCTGTCCTGACCTTGACGGAAAGACAATTGACATAATCAGAGATGAGAATTTTTTTAACAAGGGCGATTCGCTGGTAGGGAGAAATGGGAACATTTTGAAATTCGACTACGAAGATATAGGTCATCCCCCCGCCCATTGTATGTGTAGATGTGCAATTGCCCCTATTACGGAGGGAATATGATTAAAAGGATAGTTTTAGAAATAGATGGAAAAGAAATAGACATGACTATTGAACAAGCCCAAAAACTCAAAAGCGAGATGGATAAGCTTTTCGGCAAAGAAAAAGAGTATGTGCCGTATTATCCGAACTGGTGGCACACAACTCCAGGCTACCCATACCAACATGATTATATATCAGATGGAACATTAACACCCCTAACGATTGTGAGGGTCACAATATGATTAAAAACGCAAAGAATAAATCGCAGGCAGTAAAAAACAAAGAAGTCAAGGTTAATAAAAACAATCTTGTTGATGAGCAGCGAAAACAGATGCTTGACCGCAGATATATAAAATCCAGGGGGATGTAATGGCAAAAGAGCTGAAATACAAATCGTTTATTGCAAAAACAGACATTGACGGCGAGGAAAGAACGGTAACGGCGGTAATTAGTACGGCTACTGTTGACCGTGATGCCGAGGTACTTCTTCCAAAGGGTATTGAACTTGAAAACTACCTAAAAAATCCGGTTGTTTTGTTCGGTCACAACTACACGGGTCTTCCCGTTGGTAAGGCTCTCTGGGTTAAGAAAGGTACTAAGTCTATTAAGGCTAAGGTTAAGTTTGCAGATACCGAACTCGGCAATGAGATATATGAGCTATTCAAAGGCGGTTATCTGAATGCCTTCAGTGTTGGTTTTTGTGCAAAAGAGGGACATGCCCCTAAGCCGGAAGATATAAAAAAGAACCCCGAATGGGCAAACGCAAGATTCATCTTCGATAAATGGGAGCTGCTTGAGTTCTCGGCAGTTCCCATCCCTGCTAACCCCGAAGCCCTCGCAACGGCGGTCAAATCTAAGTCATTAAAAATCGGCGATGAAATGAAGGGGCTTTTGGATATTGACATCGAGGAAACGTTTTATCCTGACAAAAAAGAAGCTGAATTGAAAGCAGAAAATGCTATTGCCGCCGATTTAGGCTATTTCATGGAAAACTACGACTTAGACGAAAATGGCGAACCCATTAGACGCAAAAGGTCTGAAGATCTAATCGAGCTTAAAAAGCCCGAAGAGCCGGTTCATCTTAAAAGATATATCAAATTGGAACGCCACATCGATGTCAAAGAGATTGCTAAAGTGGCGTTAAAAAAAGCAAAAGGACAAATGTATTAGTTGGAGTGATTAGTTGCCAGACGGCGGAGACATTAGGCCTTTCGGTTAGAGATGTCAGCTTGGGGGGCAATAGAGATCGCAGACACGAACGTAAATTAAAAACGAAAGGAAAATTAAAATGCTTATAAAACTTTTGAAGGACTACGCAGATTTTAAGGTT